AGCCGGCACTTCGGACGGAGCGGCTACGGTATCCGGAGCAATCGATCGCACTCGCGGTCTTCATGGTGATAGCGCTGGCACATCGCTGGTCACCGGATCGATCAATCTTTCGCTTGCACTCTCCGGTCAATCCTTTGGGCAGACCGCGGTCACAGGGCTACTCGGAAAGCAGGTCGATCTTTCTGGAGTGAGTTACGGGCAAGCCACGGTCAGCGGCACACTAGAGTCCGCTGTCTTCTGGGTTCCCGTGGCTTGGTTCGAAGGTGAGATAGCTCAGCCGACCAGACTCGAAGGTGAGGTCATTGGAGACGTGGTCCTTACCGGATCGGTCGTGGATACTTGCGATGTGATCAACGCATGCAAGCTCAGTCGGTAGCAAACGGATCGATCACTTTGATCAAGCGCGCCGGCGCATAGTAGACTTCGCCAAGCGGCCCGTTCAAGATCGGGAAGATTCGGATCGACTCGTTTGCGATTGGTACGTCTGAAGCTTGCAGCAAATGCTGTAGCCGGAGGAAGGTAGCGCTCTGGCTTCCACCGTCGATCGCAGCGGTCCAGGTTTCGCGCTCGCCACTCTGCCGGCGGATTTCGAATTGAGCAGAGACGATCAAGCTCAGATCGATTAGCGGATCTTCGCTGGTCACGTCGTAGCGGACTGCGTAGGGAGAAACAGCCCCGGCGGGTATTTCAGCGTCTACGGTTGCGAATTCGCTAGAGGTACAGGTCACGGCAAGAGGATAGCGCGAGCCGGCCGGAAGCGATAGGGTTAGCGAGTGGCCGCCGCGGTAGATCCGGGAAAAGCCCCGCTAGGAGTAGTGAAACGGACCGAGGAAGAGTTCCGAGATTGGGTCGCTACTGAAGCGGGTTTCATGAGCGGGTTTGGTAGCTGGAATGATTCGCAAATCAAGTTCGAAAACTACCAGCTCGCGTTCCTGAATAGCCACGCTAGTTTTCGCTGTAGTGAGAAGAGCCGTCAGACCGGCTACTCGTGGATCTTCGCGGTGGAAGCGTTCGCGCGCTCGCATTTGCGCGATACGCACACCGCGGTTTTCGTTTCGTACAACTTAGCCGATGCGAAAGAGAAGATCGCTTATGCGCGCCAGCTTCACGAAGAGCTACCGTTAGAGTATCAGCGTCGGCTGGTCGTGGACTCGAAACTCGAGCTAGGCTTTCGATCAAACAGTGGCCACGGTCGAGTTAGCCGGATCATATCCAACCCTTCGAAGGCTCCACGCGGCAAGCACGGAGACATCTATTTGGACGAGCTGGCGCACTGTGGAAACGATAAAGAGATCTACAAAGGCTCGACCGCGCTGATCCTTCGCTCGCATGGACAGCTGACGATCTGCTCTTCGCCGCTCGGTCGCCGCGGTGTGTTTTGGGAGATCGCACGCGAAGAGCTCCGTCCCTATCGCTACTATAAGAGGCAGTGTGTACCGTGGTGGCTCTGCTCTGAGTTTTGCAATGACGTGCAGACCGCTTCACGTGAAGCGCCGGCTTTGGAAACAGCCGAGCGAGTAGCGCGTTTCGGAAAGCAAGGGATCGTCGAGCAATTCGATTCAATGATCCTCGAAGACTTTCAGCAGGAATACGAAGTTTTCTACAGCGATGAAACGCTGACCTTCTTTCCCTATGAGCTGATCCTTTCGTGTTGCACTCTGGAAGACGAAGATCTGGTCGATGATTACGCCGGTCTTGCTAAAGCCAAAGGCAGGTTGCTCGCCGGCTATGACGTGGGACGCCACAAGGATCGGGGAGAGCTCGCGGTCTTCGAGCAATTCGCAGACGGCCGCATGCGTTGCAGGATGCTAAAGACCTTCGACAAGGTTCCTTTTCACGTGCAGAAGGCAGAGCTGATCGCGCTGCTAACCATCGCACCGATCCGAAGGCTTTCGATCGATAGCACGGGTCTCGGAATGAATCTCGGGGAGGATCTCTCCCTTGATTATCCTTCAATCGTGATCCCGGAGAGCTTTGGCAACCTGAATAAAGAGGTCTGGGCAAACGATTTCAAGATCCACCTTCAGCAAAAGCTTTTGGACCTGCCTCGCATGCGCGAGCTGATAGGTCAGATCCACTCGATTCGGAGGCAGATAACCGGAGCCGGACGGGTCACTTTCGAAGTGGATCGGAACGCGGAAGGTCACGCGGACAAATTCTGGGCTTGCGCTCTAGCTACTAAGAAAGAGCGCGGAGCGGTCAAAGAATTGCCAGGGCTTGGCGTTCGGGTGCTTGGATAGTGTAGGATCGGGCGAGCGAGGTAGCGGAATGGCCAAACAAACAGTAACGGCGGATCGCAAACGGTGGGAGGTTTTGGTTTTCGAGCGGAAGCGCTCCCCGGATCTCGGATCTCCACTCGTGAAGCTGGCCAAGCGCCGGGGCTTGGTGCCGCAAGATACCGTCCCCAAAAAGCTGGAGCCGTTTTTGGTCTACGCGCGAAAGCGCGATCAAGCTCTGAAGGCAGCGCGAGAAGAGCTCGCGAAACGCAAGCGTACAGTGAGTGCGCTTTCATTCAGTGCCGAAGTGTCCAACCGGCTGATCGCGTATGTGTTTGAAAAGGAGTCCAAGCAATGAGAGGCGAAACCTATTCGATCGCGCTCACGGTGGCAGGCGGAGTCGGAGCGGCGCAGAACGTCGAAGACCTGACCGATATGTGGCTACAGCTCGCCACTGTTTCCGGATCACCAACCGGAACCATTCAGATCGAAGGATCGATCGATGGTGAGCATTTTTTCAACGTGGGGACCGCGCTGACCGCGTCTGGCACTTTGGAAGTATCACCTAAAAAGCTGAAGCGGCTACGCGCAAACGTGACCGGAGCGATCAGCGGCGGGGTTTGGGCGCTCACGCTAGGAGCATTCAACGCACGGTCCGCCGAATAGCGCGGGCTCGAGAGCTCGGGAGACGAACGCTATGGCTGAAGAGAGCGGAGCCAAAGGCTCTGAAGATCTGTTGCCGTCGGTCAAGGCTCGCCTGATCTCAGGCTCGGCTGAGATACTGAAGCAGGTCGCGTCGAATCAGGTCACCGAGGAAGACGCGCAAAGCCGGCGCTTCGTAGAGAAGGGGGCACTAGAGCCACCCTATGATCCTGAGTTGCTTTGCGTGCTCTTCGAGCACAGCTCAGCGCTTCGGCCACCCGTGGACAGCTACTCCACAAACATCGACGGGTTTGGCTACAGGCTAGAACCGATCTTCGACATCGAAAGCGAGGAAGACCGCAAGCGGATCACGGCTGCTTTGCGAGCGCGAACGCGGAAGGCGGATGACAATGCAGCGGAAGGGACTCCGGTTCCGGAAGATGATGAAATCCGAGCGAAGCTCCAAGAGCTTGCGGACGCAATGCTCGCCGAGAAGGCGAAGCTAGAGACCTTCTTTCGGAATTGTTGCACCGATCATTCGTTCGTAAAGCTTCGCCGCAAGACCCGTCAAGATCTCGAAGTAATGGGGTTTGGATATTGGGAGATCGTGCGCAACCGCGGGGGTGAAGTTTCCGAGTTGGTCTATGTGCCGGGCTACACCGTGCGGCTGCTTCCTCGCGACCGAAAGCCGGTCACGATCGAAATGAAGGTCCGGCAGGATGATCTCACTTTCACCACGATCAAGCGTAGGAAGCGCTTCCGCACTTTCGTCCAGATCGTGGAAGGCGAGACCGTGTTTTTCAAGGAGTTTGGCGACAAGCGGATCGTGAGCTCAGAAACCGGGCGGCGGTATCCCACGGTCGAAGCGCTGATCACGGAAGAGCCGGAAGCGGTCGAGGCGACTGAGCTGAAACACTTTGCGATCGATAGCCCACGATCACCGTATGGCGTACCACGCTGGATCGGAACGCTGCTGAGCGTGGTCGGATCGCGAAGCAGTGAAGAGGTCAACTATTCCTACTTCGACAATAAGAGCGTTCCTCCGCTCGCGATCTTGGTGAGTGGCGGTCGAGTTGCTGAGAGCTCGGTCCAGCGCATCCGAGACTTCGTTCAGAATGAGATCAAGGGAAAGAGCAACTTTCATAAGATCTTGATCATCGAAGCGGAGCCGGTAGCCGGCGCAGCAGTGACCGAAAGCTCTTCGCGTATGAAGATCGAGTTGCGACCGCTGACCGGTGCTCAGCATTCGGACGCGCTTTTCCAAAAGTACGACGAGAGAAACATCGACAAGGTTGGCGGAGCGTTCCGCTTGCCGCGCTTGCTGCGTGGCGATATTCGAGACTTCAATCGCTCGACCGCGATGGCGGCGCTCAACTTCGCAGAAATGCAGGTTTTCAATCCTGAGCGCGAAGACTTCGATTGGTTCGTCAATCAAGAGCTCTTCCGTGATATCGGAGTCCGCTACTGGCGCTTCGTATCGAAGGCACCGGTCACGCGCGATCCGGTTGCGCTCTCCGAAATGATCCGCAACCTGGCAAATGCCAACGTGCTGATCCCGCGCGAGGGACGCGAGCTTGCTGAAGACGTATTCAATCGCGAGTTCAAGAAGCTCGCGGATGATTGGACCAAGCAACCTATGCCAATGACCTTGGCTGGGATCACAGGCGGAGTCGAAGGCTACGCCAACGGCACGAGTCAAGGGGAAGGCAAAGAAGAGAACGCGGAAGAGAATCCAGCCGTCAAGCTCGCGCTTCAGGCGTTGCGGATCCGTGGAGCTCTGGAAAAATTGGAGGAAGACGCGTTCGTCGCTCAGCTGGGCAAAGCGCTAGGGTGGGAATCAATGCCGCGCGAGACGATCGTGGTGAGCCAAGAGAAAATGCGCGAGCTCACCGGAGCCACCGAAGATGCAGGCAGAGAAGATCAGGCTACGCAAGAAGCATAGCGGATGCGTTTTGCGCTTGGCTTCCAATGAGTACAAGCGCGTTCCAACCGATAGCTCCTATCCGGCTGTCGGCTACTACATCCGTTGCCACCATTGCGGGGTTATCACGGTCATACTTGCCAGCGAGAACGGAGCAAGCGATCCGAGCGATGTGCTTTCGGTGGACGCCTTCGAGTGTACCACTTGCCGACGTAAGCAAGTGATCCGTGACGGGGTGATCTTCGATGCATAATCGGTGCTTCGACACCAACCACGAGTGCGTTTTGCATTGGGAGCGCTACGCGGACGCAGTGGAAGCGCTCGACCATCTTCTAGCGAAACACCGGATCGAGATCGCCAAAGCGCTCGACCCGCTCAATCGTGGTGACCTGCTTAAGATCTCACGGCACACGGCGCGAGCGCTGAAGCGGGCAACCGCCGGCTTCGAAGCAATCGCGGTCCGCGATGCATTGCAAGAGCTCGACGTCGATTGGCCTAAGCTTTCATCGAAGGCCAGGCTACGCGCTACGCAAGCGGCAAACCGTCAGATCCGCAAAGTGCTTCCCATGCAAGCGATCCCGGGAGTAAAGCGCGTCCTTACGTTTGCGGTCCCACCGCTGCTCAAAGATACGAAGCAAAGCGCGATCAAACGTCACCGGCTCGAAATACCTTTTCGCTTCACGGATCAAGATGCGCGGATCGCGGAGTACGCGGTCAATAGCCAAACCAACTTCGTGACCAATGAGTACGGCAAACGGATCGATACCTTCAGCAAGCGCGTTCGTAGAGTGGTCGGAAAAGGGATCGAGCGTGGAGCCGGCGGTCATGAGATCGTTCGCGATCTTCGTGAGCAGGTTGGCAACCTTGGCAAGCTTGGGCGCGGGGACTTTTATTGGGAAGTGGTCGCGCTCGCTTTCACCAACCGAACGCGTAACGCTGCCCAGCTTGGAGCTTTCTCAGAAGCGGCTTTCGAGCTCTTCCGGTGGGAAAGCATCATGGACGAAGTTACGACCGAACAATGCCGCTTCATGGACGGAAAAGTGTTTCCGATCGGTGACACGGTTGCAAAGTACGAGCAGGCGGAGCAAGCCAATAACCCGGAGGAAGTGAAGCAGATCCAACCGTGGGTCAGCGTAGGTCGCGATCAAGAAGGCAACCGAGTCATGTTTTACCGTGGCGCGGAAGGCCAGAAGAACGTGGTCGCTCAGATTGATCGTCCCGGCTTCGGTCAGAATGATCGCGTTGGATCCTATTCGCGCGGGCTCAGTAACGATCAGCTCTTGAACGCTGGGATCTCAATGCCACCGCTTCACGGGCTTTGCAGAAGCACCGTAGTCCCGGAAGTAGGATCGCAGGGTGGAAACCAAAAACCGTTCCCACCGCCACCGCCACCGCCACCGCCACCGAAGCCGAAGCCGAAGCCGAAGCCGAAGCCGAAGCCGAAACCGAAGCCGCGAGCTCCGGCGCCAGCACCAAAGCCAGAGCCAAAGCCAGAGCCACGACCAGCGGCAGGCTACCCAACCAAGGGTGAGCACTTCGAGGATTTCTTTTCTGCCTTCGATAAAGCAACCGAGCAAGACGTTTTGCAGGCGGTCGCTGACGTTGGTTTGCTTCCGTACCTGAAGAGAAGACCATTAGCGAAGCTCGCGTTGGTCGATAAGGTGATCAGCAAGCACGACAAATTTGCCAACTCGATCAAGCACACCGCTTACGGCGTGTACCATAGCGAGTTCAGCTATATAGGCTTCAAACGAGTCGAGGAAGCCGCGGCGCTGAAGGTCAGATCGGATCACGGTTACGGCTATTGCTTCGGCAGGATGACGGCGACCAATCCGGCACAGTGGAGCACTTCTCAGATCGCAACCAAGGTACATGGTCAGCGTGCCGGGATACGGACCACCATGATCCACGAGATGGGGCATCACGTGCACATGTCTGGTCAAGCGGCAATAGCCGGATCAGAATTGCGCGCGGAGCACGATAAGGTCGACAAGATTGTCCGCAAGGCTTGGCGCAACAGAAGAAAGGCAGTCAAGGCCGGGGCAATGAAGCTTCTAACCAGATACTCAGACCATGACCGGGAAGAATATTTCGCGGAAGCGTTCGCGGCGCATGCTATGGACCCTGAAGTGCTGAAGGCTCGCGACCCATACGCTTTCGAAATGGTAGAGCAAGTTCGAAAGATTCGAGGGCTTGGTCCAGTAACACGGAGCATAGATCGACCATGAGCGACGAACCTACAGCGGCGGAGTTAGCCAAACTCGAAAAGCTTTACGCTGCTTCTGACAAGCTGACCAAGCTTACGCAAGAAGCATCCGATCTCTACGACGCCGGGAAGCTAACGGCCGAGAAGATCGAAGAGCTGCAGAGCAAAGGGGACGCGATTGCGGAGAAGATCGGTCCAGAAAATGTGCCCGATTGGGACGAGTCTTTGGCGCGGTATCGCGACGAAATTGCGCTAGCACCGAAGCGTCTGGCACTCTACTAATTCCAAGCCACTCGACGGGGACGGTCCGGCGCGATACGCTCCAAGCGTGCAGACCTTCGTGCGATCAGGCGGCGGCGCTTACCTGAAGCTGGTTGAGGAAAAACTCCACGGTCGCGTGGTTATGATCTTCGAAGATGCGATAGCCAAGAGCTTCGAAGATGATCGGTCACGTATGACCAGCAGAGAGGTCAAGCGACGCTTTGAGATCTGCTGTAAGATCTTCGAAGCGCTCCGCGCCGATTTGCAATGGGGGATCGACCGTATCGCTGATCACCTTGCGGCGTATCTTCGGTGCGAGCTGGACGGTATTGACTGGAAGCCAGATGATCGCACGCTCTGGGTTCCACAAGACGGCGGGTGAATCATGGCGACTCCAAGCTTCGATCCAAATCTTCCGGTCAAGAACATCCCATGGGGCAGCAAGACCGAGATCGAGAACGCGGTCCTTGGTGATCCTCCCAATTGGGATCGCTATCAGAAGGCGCACCTTTGGTACGATCCTGAAAAGGAAGAGACCAAAGCCGGATACAAACTTCCGGTTGCGCGCATGGACGGCGGAACGCTGACCGTGGTGCGCTCACAGTTGAGCGCGGCAATCGCAGCGATCAACGGAGCGCGAGGGGGGACAGATATTCCAGCAAGCGATCGGACCGCTGCGTACAAACTCGCGGTTCGATACCTCAAGAAGTACGATCCAAAGATCCAAGCCCCGGAGCTGAAGGCAATGACGAAAAGCACGGAAGCAGAACGCACGGAAGAGCTCTACAAGCGGTTGGCCGAGCAGCGTGGAGAGCGAGTCGAGAAGAGCAACGCCGAAAGGAATTTGGACGCGGACGGTTTCCCTGCCGATCTGAATGATCCGAGCTTCTTGGAGACCGGCGAAGCTACGCCACCGATCTGGAAGGACTAGCGGTCGAGCCAAGCACGTCAGGAGCGCGCCCCATGTTTGAGGAAGAGCTAGAGCTTTGGATCGAAAAGTACGTCTTCGGCTACCCTGCAGGAAAGACGCGCATGAAAAAGGGTCTTGTGCGAATGATCCCGTCGCACAAGGTCTATTGTGAGCCGTTCTGCGGCGGCGCTTCGGTCTTCTTTGCAAAGGAGCCAAGCGAAACCGAAGTGCTCGCAGACGCGAACGCTGAGATCGTGAAAGCGTTCAAGATGATCCAGTCGCTCACGAAGGCAGAGCTTGCCGAGCTTCGCTCGTGTGAGTGGATGGCACGCAAGAAGCTATTCGAGCGAATGAAGACCGCGAAGCCAGAAGGGAAGGTTGCGAAGCTGCATCGCTTCTTGTATCTGCGATCCTTTTCGTTCAGCCGGCTCGGCGGAGCTACCGAAAGCGGCCGAAGCCTGTCCGGTTACGATACAGCCAGCGAGGGACGTGCAACCAAGATCGTGGAGCGCGTAGCAAAGGCGATCCCGCGCCTGAAAGGAGTCAAGCTGGTCGCAGGCGATTACGAGTCGGTGGTCAAGGAATACGATGGCGCCGACACGGTCTTCTTTTTCGATCCTCCTTACGCCGGCTATAACGTGCAGAGCGGGATCGGAGAGAAAGGTTTCGACGAAGAGCGCTTCCGCAAAGTGCTGAAGTCGATCAAGGGGAAGTTTATTCTGACCTACGGAGTCAAAGGGAAGCTCGATCTCTCTGGTTTCAAGGTGCAGCGCGTCGCACAGTGGAGATCGGTCGCGCGCGGAGGCAAGGGAGTCAGCCGCGACCAAAATCTTGCCACGCTGGTCGTGACCAATTTCAAGGGAGCGGTCTACAAGGCTTTCGAAGAGACGGGGCTTGATCTCGAAGATCTCAGGCTACACGTTGACATGCAGCCGATCGCGAAGTTTTCGGACGGCGGAATGCATGTGCACACGCTCGATCGAAAACGCAAGGAAACCGATCTCGACGGCATTCACTCGCACGTCTTCATGGCTGAAAGTGACGGGGGTCGCGAACGCATCTTGCGTACCGTTCACGGTGGACCGCACGTGCACACGCTTGCGAAAGAAGACGCAGAGTCCACGCAAGCTGGAGCCAAGCACAAGCACAAGGTTTTGGTCTACTCGCTCGACCAATACTACACGCCGTCGGAAGTGCTGGAGACTTCAGAAGAGAGCGGGCACACGCACGAGCTAGGCACTTCGAACACTGCATTCGACGGCGGTCACGTGCACGATCTGGTCACTGAAACCGGAGCGAAGATCAAGTCGCTTACGCCCGGCAAGATTGCCACCATGCAGGTCAAGAAGAGCGAAGATCCCTACTTGGAGATCCCGACGCACGCTACGCCGCGACCTGCAGTGCTGAAGCTTTGCGCAAGCGACGGAGGTTTCACGGTCGACCTTTGGCTCGATAACGGCAACCGTGCGATCGGTTGGGGCTTTGAGATTGCACGCGTTCCGGTGGAAGTGGGAAAGCTGGCAGAGCTAGCGAAACGCTTCACCGTAGAAGGCGATCGCTACGTGGATTCGCTCACGAAGCTGGTCCCGGCGCGCGAGCTCGGCGCTTCAGATCTGGGAATGCTGAAGCTGGAAGGTGAGATCGAAGGCGGACGGGTCGAATACGTGGATGCGTGCGCATTCGAACACGGGTTGCATACTGAGGATTCGCACGAGTATTTCGTCAGCAAGGGAGCGGAGCTCTCCGGAGTGATCGACGTGCTTCGTGACGGCTTCGGAAACTGGCATGCCCGGATCCGCAAAAACGATCTGCTTCCGGCAGTGCTGAGTCCGCGAGCCTGTCTCGAAAAGTGGATCCCACCGCTTGGTCACTCCGGGTTGCCGCAAGCGCTCGAAGCAGTGATCCCGGAGAGCCTGCAGTTTTGGACCGAGAAGAGCGATCGCAAGCACGCGATCGAGATCCGTGATTTGCTCGTTGCTTCACGCCTGATCACGAAGGACCGGCTTGCGCTAGTGAATGGCGAGATCCGGTTGATAGAAAAGCAGATCTCTGGACTGTTCGATCCGGGCGAGCCGACCGATCTCGATCCGCAATGGGCGATCAAGGCGGTAGCCGAACGCTTCGGCGGAAACGTGGTCGAGAAATTTGGAACAGAGGAAGCTCACATCGAAGGCGAAGCTTTGGCCTTCTACGATCTAACGGCTAGCGCCGACTCGATCGATAGCGTAGCGAAAGCTCTAGCCACCGGTTCGACCGACTTTGCTTTGATGTGCATCGACTCAGAGCAAGCACGCGAAGCGCTGTCCAAGTATGGCCGACCGTTCCGAATCATTCCGAGCGATCCTCACCATGCGGCGGAGGTCTGCAAACGGATCTTTTTGACCAGCTTCCCGCTACTGAAGACCGCAGACGTGCAATGGCTCGAAAGCGAAGAGCTACGCAAGGCAAGCACGCCGATCGCAAAACCGTTTGCTGGCTTCGATACCTTCGACGATTGCGTGGCCTCAGTAATGGCTGAGCAAGATCTTAGCGAGGAAGACGCACGCAAGGTTTGCGGCAAGCTGCAAACCGAAGCAGAGAAGAGCGAAGAGACAGAAACGGTCGACAAGCTCTTTGCGCCCTATACCGATCAGATCTCTTTGCTGAAGGCTGAAGACGAACGCTACGTGCTTGGTGTAGTTCTCGAGCCGGAGACCAAAGATTCACAGGGCGACGTCTACAGTGCCGAAGAGATCCGCAAAGCCGCGCACAACTTCATGGCTGAGTTTCAGAACGTGGGTCTCATGCACAGGCGGCTCGTCAATGGGAAGGTCCAGATCCTCGAATCCTTCCTAGCTCCGGTCGCTTTCAGTGTAGGAAAGGAAAAAGTCAAGAAGGGTACTTGGCTACTCGGTACGCGCGTTTTGGACGCTGATTTGTGGGCTGCAGTGAAGGATCGCAAGCTCACGGGATACTCAATCGGCGGGTCTGCAATTCGACGTCCTGAGCGCTCTTCTTGACAGGCTGACCCGCCCCTGTAAGATTTTCCTCGGTGGCTACTCCAAAGCCAAAAGATGAACCCGAAACCACGCGGCTGACCGATATGCGCGTTCACGAGGTTTCGTTCGTCGACCGTGCTGCTAACAAGCGGCGTTTCCTACTCACGAAAAGGGACGATGACATGAGCAAGCTCGTAGCTGATGGGCGCGGTGGTTTCGTGCTGAAGGCGGACGGGAAGGAAGACGAGTCCGGCAAGAAGGAAGGCGAGGAGACCGCCGAGAAGGGGAAGGCCGATCCCAAGAAGGAAGAGAAAGAGGGAGACGGCAAGAAGGAAGGCGAAGAGACCGCCGAGAAGGGGAAGGCCGATCCCAAGAAGGAAGGCGAGGAAGAGGAAGGCAAGGAAGAGAAAGCCAAGAAGAGCACGGTCGCAAAGCTCAATGCTACCGCCGAACGGATCCTCGACGTCGCCAAAGCTGTTTCGGAAGGCAAGGAGATCCCGGAAGGCTTCGCCGACGAGGTTGCGAAGATGGCCGCGGCTTGCTCCGGAGCAGAGGTCAAGAAGAGCGAGTCCAAGCAAGAGCCAACGGCTGAGCTGGTAGAGCTCACCAAGAAGGTCGGCGAGCTCGCGGAGACCGTGAGCAAGCAAGCGAAGACGATCGAATCGCAGAGCGAAGAGATCAAGAAGCTCAGTGCCGAGCCTGGCGATTCACGTGCACGCTCTCCCGAGGGAGTAGCGAAGGGCGCCGGCGATCACGTCGCGTGGCCGTCTGATCTCAACCGGTCGCAGCCGAAGGAAACTTTCTGAGCTTCCGAAAGGAGCTCGTCGGATCGGTCCCGAAAGGGGCAGCACCAAGAGGAATCCACTCCAAGCAAGCAAAGGACCAAGCGCCATGATGGACAATCGTAGCCTTCTGGAGAAGGCCGATCTGCAGCTGAGCGATCTGCTGACCGACGGCGGGCTTCTCACCGAAGCACAGGCAATGAAGTTCCTTCGGGTCATGATCGACCAAGCGGTGGTGACGAAGATCGCGACCGTGAAACCGATGAAGTCCCACAAGGAAGAGATCGACAAGATCCAGTTCGCGTCGCGCATCTTGCGCGCCGGCTCCGAGGGTATTGCGCTTGCCGAGAGTGACCGCGCGAAGCCGACCACCGACAAGGTCGAGCTCGACGCTCAGCTCTTCAAGGCTGAAGTGCGGCTCACCAACGAAGTTCTGGAAGACAATATCGAGCGCGGCACGCTTCGCCAAACCGTGATGACCCTCATGGCCGAGCGCATCGCTACGGACATGGACGAAGTCGTGGTCAATGGCGATACCACGAGCACCGATCCCTTCCTCGCACAATTCGACGGGATTCTGAAGCAGAGCACGAGCAACACGGTCGATGCAGCCGGCGCCCGGCTCACCAAGACGGTCCTGAAGGATACGTTCCGCGCAATGCCGAATCCCTTTCGCAAGGGAAAGCGGTTGCTCCGCTTCCTCACGTCGAGCAATGCAGAGATCGACTACCGTGATTCGCTGAGCGATCGTGCGACCGAGGTCGGCGATCGTGCGCTGATCAATGATCAGCCGATCGGCTACTCCGGGATCCCGGTTCTGGACGTGGACGTGATGCCGGAAGATCAGGGCACGGGCGACAAGACTTCCGTGATCCTCACCAACCCCAAAAACATCAACGTCGGGATCTGGCGGCAGATTCGGATCGAAACGGACAAGCTGATCCGTGAAGGCGTCATGTTGATCGTGGCTTCGCTGCGATTCGACTGCAAGTACGCGCACGAACCGGCGACCGTGAAGACCTACAACGTGCTCGCTGCCTAGCGGCTGAGCGCAAACGCGCAGGAGTAGACTTCCACTTGTAGCGCCCGGCTCCGCTGATAGGAGCCGGGCACCGACCGACCAAGCCAAGCCAGTTTCACAGGGAGACCGAGATCAATGGCACTTGCAAACCTCAAAGTGAATGAAGCGGCCGCAGGCGATGGACCGCTTTTCATGGACCGGATCGAGTTCGACGGAGACAGCACCTACGTCGCAGGCGGGACCGCGGATTTCGAAGACGCTTACCAAGCGCTCGTCGGCGCGGCTCGCACGATCGTTGCCGTGCTCGACGCAAACATCGGAAACCAAGTTCTTCAGTACGATCACGCCAACGACAAACTCTTGGTTCGGTTGCTCTCGACCGGTGCCGAAGTGGCCAACGGCGATCTCTCCGGCACCAAGTACCACTGTACGATCGTCTCCAAGTAGACCGGCGGCGCTTTCGCTTTTCGATCTCGGCTTCATGCGGTAGCGTGCGGGTGCGTTACCGCGAGGAAGGGTAGGAAATGGCAACCATCAAATCGAGCTTCGGATCAGGCGGCGCAAACCTCGTGCCGGGCGGATCGGGTGGAGACCCGACGCTCGCCGATGCGCTGCGAGACGTCGCGGATGATCTCGCAGCAATGCGAACGGCGCTCACGACGCTCACTGCAAAGATCGACGCTGACGCCGGCGATACCGGCGGGGACTCGGATTACGCGAGCACGTGTGATCCAGCGGCGCTACTGACGATCAAGGGCTGATCCGATGGCAGCGAGCAAAAAGGCGACGCGCAAACCGCGCGGCAAGAAATCATCGCCTTCCGCTGCCTCGAAGCCACAAGCTCCGGATCCTTTCGATCTGGAAGACGAAGACGAGGAAAGGGAAGAGAGCGTGTCAAAAGAGCCACCGCGAGAAACCGAAGAGACGGACAGCTGGACCGAAGATCTTGGCGAGCCACTACGGGAAGCAGCGCCACCGGAGCCAGCAGAAAAGCCGAAGCCAGTAGCGAAGCCGGGACCGAAAGCTGAGCTGTTGGTGAGGATCAGACCCTACAATCCGAAGCGTGGTCAGACCATGCGCTCTTTCGGATTCAAGGGGAGCCGATTCAAGGTCGAGCAAGGATGGTATCGGGTGCCGCGCGAGATCGGGGAGTATCTCTCCGGAGTGCGCTGCTCGGATCTCGACCCGGATTCACAGCTTGCGTTCGATGTTTGCTCCGAAGCTGAAGCGCGGAGGATCATCGAAGCAGAGGCAAACGAAGCCGACCGCGGCACACCGGCAAAGCCGATCCTACCCTAGCGGCTACCAGAGCCGGTCCGGGTAGAGTACCCTAGCTGCATGGACGGGCCGAAGCGGAACGCGGAGCTCCCGGTCAGGCTTGCGCCTGAGCTGGTCGCGGATACTCTGGCCGACCGGATCACAGCTGATCTTGAGCGCGAGATTGCCACGCTAAGGGCTTCGGGCGAGCTCAGGGTGGTAGTGGACCGGGCCGTAGCGAAAGCGGCTGAGCGTGGCGCTCTGCGGGGGGAAGTGCTGGTTTCAGCAATGGCCGGGATCCTAGTGCTTCACGTGCGGAGATCTCGGAGCCTGATCCGCGCGCGGAGCCTGGAAGTGCTGGAAGCGATCCAGCTCAGCGCAATCCCCGTCCAATTGGTCGACCGACCAAGGAAAGGACCGATCGATGGTAGCGCTTGCGAAAGGCGAAGCGAGTAGCACGAGCAACCCGAAGCTCTGGCTTGCTCTGCAAGTAGAAGGTCGCTTAACCGATCCGGTTTCGCTCACCTTCCAGATCTTCGATCGGACCACGGAAGAGAAACAGATCGCTCCGGTTTCGATTGAAGGTCCGACCGCGGTGGACCTGAATACGGATCGGTTGGGGCTTGGTCGCTATGTGGCGAGCTACGTAGCGCCAACCACAACCGGTCTCTATCGCATTCGGTGGACCTGGCAACTCGAAGCCGGTGGTCCGTCGCGAACGGTGGATCGAGACTTCGAGGTATTGGCCGGAGTGGTTAGCTCTGATCCAATGTACGCGTTGGTTTCTGACCTGCGCGCGGAAGGAGTAGAGGGAGACAGCGCGAGCGATCTACGCATTCAGACAGCGTTGCTTTTTGCTTCGCGCATGATCGATCGAATCACCGGTCGCTTTTTCTCTCCACGGTATAGCACGTACCGGTTCGATGGACGTCACGGCCGCAAGCTGACCATGTGGGATCCGATCATTGCTCTCGAAGAGCTCGAGATTGAAACCGAGTTGATTGAACCGATCGGCACGCTGGTCTCAATCAATGACGTCCGGATCTACAATCGGCACCTTTCGCAAAACATGACCAATCCGGATGATCGCAACTCTCCGAAGATCGAGTTTGTGGAGCTCGAAGGGATCCCGGAAGCTCGCGGTCTACGCTTCCCGAGTGGCGTCCAAAATATCAAGGTGACGGGTCTCTTTGGCTACACCGATTTCGACGGCTCGCCACTTGGCAAGACGCCTGATCTGATCCGGCATGCAGCGAAGCTGATCACATTGCGCGAGATCCCTACACTGACAGAGAGCGGTTGCCGTGCGGATGCTCGCGACGGTTGGCGCGTAACGGAAGAGCGCACACGCGATCAGACCGTGAAGTATGGCAGCCAAGCGAAATGGGGGCAGTGGATCGGAGATCCGGAGATCGATCAGATCCTCGTGATGTTCATGCGACCGCCTGATTTGGGGGCGACGTAATGTACCGTGGCCGATTGATTTTTCCTTTCCTCGCAGTGATCGGCAGGCTCGACGTCAATGCGAGCTCGCAAGATCCGGACGGTTCCGGAGAGCTGACCGAAGGCTACGATTCGGTCTTCAGGGAGCCGCATACCTACACCGATTCAGCGGAGCAGCGGCAAGACACGCGCAAGGAAAGGTGCGTAATCGTACCGTGCCAGGTCGAAGATCAGGTCTGGGAAGCACAGCGACAGATCCAAGCCGGAAACAATCCGGATTCTCGTATGGTGTTGGTCTTCCACTTTTCCGATCTCGAAAGGCTCGGTCTAGTGAATCGCACGACCGGGGTTGCAGAGCTTCACCCAAACGATCGGCTCGATCGCTTGCTGAACTGCCGGACCAAGAAGCTGGTCCAGAGCTTCCGTAATCCGCCTGGTCTGTTTGCGATCAGCTGCACTCCTGCAGGCTTCGGTCTTGGTGGATCTCGCAACCTGCTGGTTTGCGTTTTCGAAGAGCGCGAGCAGGGAGTCACCGGGTGATCTCGGTCAAGAAGACTGGCCAGTGGAATCAAGCGGCCGCGATTACCAAATCGATGGTCGGCAACTATCGCAAAGCTCTGGACATTGCCGTCAATAGCGAAGCGCAATTCATACGAACGAAGATCCTCGAAGGTTTGAAGAGCCAGGCGCCAGGCGGGAAAGCTTTCCAAGAGCACGCGGAGACTACGACTGCGGTCGACGCGATACGCCAAACACGCAAGCGCAGAGGCAAGGGAAAGATCTTGCTCGCTAGTGGCGGGCTACGCAATTCGATCCAGGTCAAGAAGATGGGTCACGCTAAAGCGTTCGTTGGTATCCTCCGCACGAGCGGAAAAGGCAAAGCCAACGTCGGCGAGATCCACGAGACGGGTCGATCTTTCGTGGTCCCGCTAACGGATCGATCGCGAGCCTTTATCATGATGGCATTTCGCAAAGCTGGGATCGCAAGAGAGTCGGGGAGCGGAAAAGCGTTTGCGGCGGTAACGATCCCGGCGCGACCATTCATTGCTCCGATTGGTGAGCAATACGGGAAGCCGGCGGACGTCCGAAAGCGATTCGAAGCAAACCTAGCGCGAGCTATGGCCTACATATTCGGCAAACCCTAACGCGCCGTGCGAGCTCGCTGCAGATCGATCGGGATCTCTACTGCCGGAGCAGACTTCTTTTTCAAGGCCGAAGCTTGCACCGGCGGAAGGATCCGCACGTAAGCCTTGCCGGGGCTCTTCGAAGGTTTGATCTCGACCCTGGATTCGCTCTGGTCGCGTTCCGCTACGGCGCGGTCGATCTTTTCGACCTTTCGTTTGCTCTGCTCGGTGAGCTTACGGGTCGCTTGCAGGTCAGCGTGCGAGCTCTTGATCTCAGCTAGCAGAGCGGCTCCGCGTTCGTGCTCTGATCGGCTCTGTTTCTCGTGGCGGTAAAGCAGCACTCCAAGCCCGATCGTATTCACCAAGCACGCCACGGTCAGAATACGCGCCCAAGCTATGGCGCTATCCTGACGTTTGGTGCTTCCGCTGAGTTTGCCAAGCACGAGCCAGAGGATCTTACAGATCCGATCGACCGAGTGCTGCAAGCTCTCGGCAGCTTCAGCGACGTTCGCTTCTGCCCCGGCTTCCTTCTTGGCGTTTGCGATCAAGCTTTCGCTATCGGTGGAGAGCTCTAGCCGATGCTCTCCAGAATCCGAAGCTTTGCACTTAACTAGTTTGGGCGAGTTCTTGTCCATCGCTCGGTCTCTCCGCGATCGATTCTACACGATCGCGGAAGCGCCGGCGCGCATCTTCGAGTTTCGAGCGGGCCGCGGCTAGCTCATTGGTGCCGAGATCCAGGTCTCGGACTGCATCTTCGAAAGCGCGGTCGAGCTCTTTTTCTCGGTTGCTCTTTCGAAACAGGGTCGCAAGCTTACCGATCATTTTCCCCCCTTGGCTTGGAAGTAAGCCGCTTTGTCCAGGTCGGTGAGTGCGAGCGCCAGAGCATCGATTTGCTTTCCCAAACCTTGGAGCACTTGGTCTTGACCGTCAATCCTCTTGACCAAGCCGTCGACCCATTGCTGCGTTTGCAGAGCCAAAGCGTTAGCTTCGACCGCTTGTTCCTTTAGCACTTTCGCAGCGCGGTCTTTGTCTGCCATGTGCTGATCCTTAGCTCGAAGCCAACCGCGCACTGAAAGGAAGAGCGCAACCGAAAGGATCACTACCATCGATCCGAGTGCGCCATATTCCAGCAGGTTGCGCCCGGCATCAATCCCGGCTCCGGCGATTTTCTCAGGCACGGTTGAGCCTATCGATCTCGACCTTCACCAAATCGAGGTAGTGATCGATCGGGAAGTGCTTTCCCGGATCGGTGTGCGTGCTCTTACGGAACGCCCAAGTGACTTCATTGTGCGTGGTGATCCCGCGCTCGTTTCGTTTCAGACCCTCACGATCCACGAAGACCGGAGGGACATTGTAGGTCACGCACAAGCGAGCAGTGAGGCAAGCGGATAGCGCGAGCATACGCGAAGAGAAATCATCTAACCATTGCTCGCGCGTTTGCCGTGCGTATCCGGCATGCTCCAAGTGGATCCCGTTCTTGTTTGCGCCTGGCGCTGCCCAAGCGACGTCCTTGTCAAGCACACATTGAACGATCGAATCATCGTCGATGCAGTAGTGAGCGCTTGCCTTTGGCGCACTCGAGCCCGCAAACCAAGATGCGACCGCTTCGGCGGTCGTGCTTGCTTCGCCGGCTTCCATCGAATGCAGAACGATCAATTCGATCGATCGTCCACTTGCGACCGTGTAGTGCTTGGCTTGCTTGTAATCGATCCGCGTGTCTGCGGGAGAGCTCGGTCGCTCAATCGGATCGGTCCCGATCATTGCTCGGGTCTGCGAATCGACTTCGCCATTCTTGGGAAGACCGCGTGCGGCCTTCCAACTCACGGTTTGATTGTGCGTGCACGTGCCGAAGTCTTGATCATCCTTCCACGGATCGAGCGAGTGACCGTCGCGCATCAATTGGCGTTGCCAAGCGCCGACGTCTTGCCCCTTCATTCCCTTTCGCAATACTTCGCGCCACTCACCAGGAGGAAGATCGATCTCTGCTACCGCTTCCGGCACGGATGCAGATCCGCCAGGGCGAGGATCCGGAACACTCCAAACCTGTAGTGGCTCGTAATGCATGAGCGCGAAGAGCTCAGCGTCGCGACCGATCTCTTCGATATCGATCAGCATACCGTCCAAGATCACGTCACGGCGCACGAGCCAGCAGATCTGAGAATAGTCCACATGGTGGACGTTGTGCTTGGTGCTCTCTGGTTGCCACGGATTGAAAGGAGCGGAATGCTTGCGCGCCCAACCAAAGTTTGCCGCGGCCGGCGCACCTTCGATCGTGCGGTCCTTCGTGCGATTGGTCAGGACCCAATGCTTCCCCACGTTGCCGGCGACCAGCTCGTGGTGTGATCGCACTTTGGCGTCCACGTCGCGGCTATGCTGAAGCATGCGCGAAGTGAACGCCATTTTTGCATCCGGGGTTTGTAGTGAGGGAGAGATCCAAAACCCTTGTTCCCAAGCGAGCTCGACCAGGCGCGAGGTAGGGAGCACGGCTCCGGAAATCTCGGCGATCCTCTGCTGACCGAAAGCGGTCAGATTGGGGCGGAAGCTATCACCTTCGATCCCAAGCTGAAGCGCGTCACGCAATACGAAGAAACGCGCCGAGTGATCAGCGTGTGCCGTATCTATTCGAGCGTATAGCTCTAGCCAGACCAGCGGTAGGTGGTGGCCTTCTGAGAAGGCGCGGACGATCAGATCTTCACGAGTCTTGATTTCGTCCGGTGTGCGGCCTTCAGGCAGAGAAGCCGCGAGATCGGTCCCGGAGATCGTGGTCATAGTGGAGAGGATACCACGAGCGCTGGACGGCGAACATTTGGCCCAGTAGACTCGGGGAAATGGCCGTTCCTACGATCTCCGCACTCTCTCCGGTCAAGGGACACACTGCCGGCAGAATGCTGGTCGAGATCACCGGGACCAACTTTCGCTTGCCAGTGATCCAAGCTGAAGGTGAGACCGACGGGATCCCGCTTCAATCGCTTCACGTATGGTTTGGGGACGAGCCTGCGATTGAAGTATCGGTCGCCACTACAACCAGAGCGTTCGCGGTTACGCCTATCCACGATCCGGGAAGCGTGGACGTGAGGATCCAGAACGTCGAAAACGATGGCACTCCGATCGTGGGCGAGGAAGCGACCGCGATCGGAGCTTTCGAGTTTGTGCTTCCACGGATCACGACCGAGGATTCGAATCAAAGCGATCTGCAACGCGTGGTGCGCACGCTAATCGCAGAGCTACAGCGGCAGGTCGTAACAGAGGTCACGTTATCCACGCACACCGATTACGATCCGGACGGGAATCGGGTCGCAGTCTTCGAGCTGGCGAACCTTCCAGGTATCTCGCTTGCTGGACCTTTCCTTTCCGAAAACCGCTTCTACTCGCTGAACGAAAACCCGTGCTACGAAGACGGTCTTGAGTACATCGAAACCGAAGTCCCTTATACGGTCGATCTTGAATTCGATCTGTTTGGTGTAAGCGACCGCGCTATGGAAATGCTCAATCTCATGACGGCGGTCGTGGGCTTCTTTCGAAAAAACAAAGTGCTACGCATGTACCGCATTGCGACCGATCCAAGTGCTGGCCGTGTAGAGTATGAGATCGACTTCACTGAAGGTGGAGAACCGAAGGCGGCGGATACTCCGGCAGGCAACTCGAATCTTCACAGCTTTTCGTCTCGAATGATCATCCGTGGGTTTGATATCGAAGACGCCGCAGGGCTACAGCTTGGGCTGATTTCTGGCACTAACGCGTTGCAAAGCCAGGTCTTCCGGCGCGGTGGTACGCTTGGAGAAAATGGACCGACCCTAGACCCGGTCTATCAGTTGGCGCTAAGCTCTCCCCCGATGCGATCGGTTCCGGTTTTGCTACCTATCAGCGGGCTACCTCCGGGCGAGTCTCGGGGGGAAATGATCGGCAGCCCGAACCTTAGCGTGCGATCGATCCCGTCAATCGTGAGAGATCTTGAGCGGCGAAGAAAGTCGCTAGTGGTCCGCGCGATCTTCAGTGAAAGCGAGTAAGGAGACCCGGCATGAAGGAAGCAACCAGGGGCACGGTCACGATCGAAAATCTCCAACCGAAAATGACCGTCTACAATCTCGCGCACCCGGCGCATACGCGCGTGCGGAAGATCCCGCAAGTGCAAGAGCTCAAGAACGGCAAGTCGATCGGCGTGTTCGTCAAGAAGCGACTGCCAACCTCGATCACTTTCCTTGCGCGCGAGCGCAAGAGCTGTCTTCCGGATACGATCCTGCAGTGCCCGGACATCCAAGCCGGGTTGCGTTCACGTCGCTTGCGCATGATCACCGGTGCAATCGTGGATCGCGCTCCGCGTGCGGTCACTCCGGTACGGCCAGAGACCAAGCCGGCCAAGCAAAGCAAGAAGCAACCAGCGGCTCCGGCCGCTTCACTCACTGGCCCCGCCAAAACTGACAAGGACTGAGCAATGGGAAACGAGCTACTGGCATCCAAGGTCGTAATCCAAGAGGAAGAGCCCAAGATCCGTCAGATCCGCGGGGCACCAACCGCGTTCCTCTACGTCGAAGGGACCGCCGAGAAGGGACCGATCGGCTCCTATCAGGTTTGCACGTCACCGGAGGATTACGACAAATACTTCGGCGGGGTCACGGCGAACGCTTACGATCTCCCGCTGGCGATCGCTGGCTTTTTCGAGAATGGCGGTCAGCGTGCCTACGTCAACCGCGTGGTCCATTTCTCGGACATCGCCAACGCAAACAGCAAGGTCAGCGCCCAAGCTTCGGCCACGCACCAGACCAGCGATCTGGTCGCGAGTGCTGGAAGCGTGCTCGGATCGGTTTCGGAAACCTTCGCTTTGGCTGACGGCGATACGCTCGATCTCTCGGTCGATGGTGGCGCCACGGATACGGCGACGTTCAATGCGGCCGCGGCTGCGCTCACGGCTGGCAATACCGAAACCTACGCGCTCTCAGATGGTCAGACGCTCACGGTCAAGATCGATGGTGAAGCTACGGCCCAGACCGTGACCTTCAATACCTCCGAGTTCGTGGCAATCGGTGCAGCAACCGCGGCTGAGGTTGCGGCGGTCATGAACGCCGAGCTCACCGGGTGCGCGGTTGACGTCAATGCCGGAGCTCCGCGGATCACGAGTGATACACTCGGGACCGATTCCGAGATCGAAGTCACCGGCGGAACGGCAAACACGGCGCTCGGTTTCAGCACTACGCCAGTCAATGGGACCGGCGATGCAGCCGACGCGGATGTGGTCACGGTTGCAGAGCTGAAGACTCTGATCGAAGGTGACGTCACCGGAGTGACCGTGAGCAGCGACAGTGGTCGCACCCGGATCACTTCGAACACGACCGGAGCTTCGAGCTCGGTCCAGGTCGAAGCGAGCAGCACACTGGACACAAAGCTCGGGTTCGACAATGCCACGCACTCCGGCGCGGATGCCGGAGCAGTGAACACGCTTCGCGTGCGCGGCAAGTACGACGGAGCCTATGCCAACAATCTGGTCACGGAGATCGCGGCGGCTACCAGTGGCGTCACGGCTGAATTCAACTTGCGCGTTTTGGAAAACGGCGTGCTCGCTGAAGTCTTCCCGAACGTGACGATGGACGATACCGCTTCCAACTTCGTGGAGAATATCGTCAATGACACCACGACCGGAAGCGAGCTGATCGAAGTGGAAGATCTCGACTCCGGTCTCGCTTCGCCGGACGATCGACCGGTGAACGGGCAGCAATCGCTCACCGGTGGAGACGATGGACTGACCGGTCTCGACGATACTGATTACGTGGGAAGCGCGGTCAGCAAGCTCGGTCTTCGCGCTTTCGATCTGGAAACGCTCGGTGCATTGCTCGCAGTGCCCGGTCGCGCAACCAGCGACGTTCACAATGCGATGCTCACCTATTGCTCGGTGATTCGAAACAAGCGCGTGTTCGCGGTGCTCGATCCGCCGGAAGGCTACACGGCGGAAGAGATCATCACCTACGTCAAGACCACGGCCGCGATTCAGAATACGGTCGATTCTGAAATGGCAGCGATCTACTGGCCACGGATCACGATCAGCAATCCGAACGAGACCATCTTCGGCAAGGTCGACGATATCGTGGTGCCTCCGAGCGGTCACATTTGCGGAATGTACGCACGTGTCGACGGCATGAAGCCGGGCGGAGTGTACGAAGCGCCAGCCGGGATCGGCTACGGTGAGCTTCGCGGAACCACCGGCCTCGAAACGGAAGAGGTCAACGACGAAGGCAAGCGCGATCTGATCTATCCGGAATTGATCAATCCGATCGATACCGCGGTCAGCGCGCGACCAATGTGCGACGGCAACCGCACGCTGAAGGAAGACGGCAACTTCCCAACCATCGGCGAGCGGCGCGGTGTCACGTACATCGAAAACAGCGTCTACAATGGGATCCAGTGGGCGCGACACCGCAAGATCAAGGTCTCTCAGCGCAAGCGCTTGGAGCGCACGGTCAAGAGCTTCCTCTTGATCCAAACGCGCAACGATGCGTTTGCATCCGATGATCCGGCAAAGGCGTTTTTCGTCGACTTCGGCGACGCTCTCAACCCGGCAAGCGCTGCGTTCGGGCGTCAGATCATCGGAAGGCTCGGCGTCGCCACGGCGAAGCCTGCTGACTTCATCATCGTCCGAGTTTCGCAAGACACGCGAGCACTCGATCTCGAGCTGGCCGAAGCGGCGTAAGCAAGAGCATAAGGAGCAAGGGAAATGGTCATTGGTACTCCGCGGGTCTATCACAAGAAATTCAAGTTCCTGGTCGAGATCGACGAGGTTGCGGTCGCTGCCTTCCGCACGTGCTCAGAGCTCAGCGCTGAGATCGCCAAGATCGAGCAAAGCGAAGGCGGAGCGCTGATCCCAAACAAGTCGCCAGGCCGTGTGACCTACACGGACATCACCTTGGAGCGCGGCGCGACCGATGACTTCGATCTCTTCGCGTGGTTCAAGGAGACCGTGAATGCAGCGGCAAACATCGGTCTCGACGAGCCGGAGTTCAAGCGCGATCTCGACATCGTGCAGCTGAGCAGAAGCGGTGCCGAAGTGCGGCGGTGGAACGTGGTCCAAGCGTGGCCGACGAAATTCATTGCCGGCGAGTGGGACAATGAAGCGGACGAAAACACGATCGAGTCCGTGACCTTGACCTACGATTTCTTCGATCTCGCGGCGTAGCTCTTCACGCTCGAAGCTTTCCCGGTCGGCTGACCGAATTCCAAAGCCCGCACGCTCAGCGGCCGCGCGCGGGCTTTGGTCTGCTGGGCCCGCTGAGCTCGCGCGAGCTCCCGGCGGAGCAGAGCTCGGCGGTGGAGTGATCCCGGCCTGAGCGTGGCGCACAGCGTCCGCAATGCGCGGATCTGCTAGGATTGCCGGCGGCTTGGGCGGGGCTCGTAACGATCTGCTCGTTGGGGCGAGCTCCGCCCGGCCGTGTTCCGCTTCCGGTCGATTGACCGGACGTGATACCTTCGGCCTATGCCGATCATCGATATCGAGTGCCCAACCGGCCTAAAAGGAAAAGTGCGCGGTCTAGAAGGAATCGACGGCCGCTTTCTCACCAACCGATCGCTCGTAAGGAAGGGTCTACTTTTGGACCACATCCTTTCGAATTGCTGGATCGAAACCATTGATCCCGGGATCTACAAAGCCTCTGCGGGAGGCGCTCTCAATTGGGGGCAAGTGCTGCAAGGGGATCGAATGTACGCTTTGCTTCAGATCCGGATCGCTGGATCGCAAGGCTCGGATTTCGAGTTTTCGACCCAGTGCAAGAACCGGGCATGCAGAGAAAAGTTTCCCTGGGAAATCGATCTCGAAGATCTCCCGATCAAGCTACTAGACGAGGAAGTGAAGGCGAAGCTTGCGGCCGGAGAGAATCGTTTCGAGACCCGCGTTCCGGGCACGGAAGAGCGCAAGCAACTGCAAGCCGGCGATCGCGATTCCCGCGGGATCATCCTGCGAAAATCAAAGAGCGAGATCATCCCAAACACGGGTCAGCGCATTTGGTTTTCGCTACCGACCGGATCTGACGAAGCGAAGATGGCCAAGATCACGAGGCAGAACCCGGCACTCAAAGAAAACGAGTTGGTCACTTCGATCGCAATGCGCGTCGCTGAAGTGGAAGGCGTCGAGTTCAAGAAGGGTAAGCGCATCGAAAGCGCTCTTGAGTATTTGGAAACCGTGGGTCTGCAAGATCTCGCTGTGCTTCTGGACCGCTTCGACGAAGTCGATTGCGGAGTCGATACCGTGATCGAAGTCGAGTGCCCGCATTGCCAGAACCTAATGGACGTCGATCTCCCTTTCGACGAGAACTTTTTCTTCAAGCGGACCCGGAGAGTGGTCCGGTAGACGAAGACGGGGAGCCGATCGAAATCGATCCGGTCGTGGCCTACCTATTCGGGGTCTACGACCGCGAAACGTACCTAAAAACGCTCTTCGCGCTCACCTACTGTCAGCACGGCGGTAGTGGGTTACACTTGAGCTTGTCGGACGTGTATTCTCTCCCGCTAGACGAACTTGAATGGTGGACCGAAGAGCTTCACTCACGGAGACGTGCTGAAGCAGAAGCGATCAGGAGAGCATCCAAAAAGAAGTGACGGCCAATGGCGCTTAACAACATGGGTCTAGGTTTCCTTTTCACTGCGCGCGATCTCGCGTCGGGTGTGATGCGCAAGGTACAAGGCAACTTCAACTCGGTCGCTAACCAGAGCGCCAAAGGTGCAATGATGATGCAAGCTGCGTTTGGCGCGGTGGGACCGGCGCTCGCGATCATGGGCGCCGGTCTCGGGACCATTGCAGCCGGCTTCAGCGCAGCCAACAAGTTTGGTGAATTCGAGCAAGCGCTAGCAGCAGTCAGGGGTGTCACCAAAGCCACCGAAGCAGAGGTTGCGAAGCTCCGCGATACTGCGATCCAAGCTGGGATCGAAACGCAATTCTCACCAAAGGAAGCGACCGAAGGTTTGCTTTCGCTGGCCACTGCAGGTCAGACCGCGGAGCAAGCAACGCAGAGTTTGATCCCGGTGCTAGATCTTGCCGCTGGATCACTCGGTCAGCTAGGGGTCGCTGAAGCAGCAGAAGCGGTGGTCGGTACATTGAACGCGTATGGTAGCGCAGCCGATCAAGCCGCGGACGTGACCGACCGCTTGCTGCGTATCACTCAGCTCACCAACTTTCAGACCCGGGACTTTTCGATCGGGCTATCGAAGGCGGCCGCGGCAGGCGCTACCTTCAATCAAGACCTGAACGATATTTTGATCAGTATGGGTCTGCTTCGAAACAGAAACATCGACGCGAGCTCTTCAGCGACCGCGCTTCGTGAATCGCTACGAAGGATCGGATCGGACGAGCGTGCGCAAGAAGCGATCAAGAAGTACGACGTCGCAATCTTCGACGCAGCCGGTCAAATGCGATCGATCATCGACATCACCAACGACTTCGCAGCGGCGACCAAAGATCTCGGAGACGAAGAGCGCAACCGTGCTGTGGTGCAAGCGTTTGGAGCTCGCGGTCTGCTAGCCTTCAATGCGATCCAAAAGGCTTCATTCACTCAAGTCAAGAACGGCGTCACGACCACTTACCAAGGTGCAGAAGCGATCGCAAAGCTACGCGAGCAGATGGGAGAGGCAACCGGAACGGCCGAAGGCTTCAAAGAAAAGCTTCTCGAAACCTACGAAGGTCAAAAGACTCTGCTGAAGGGTACGCTTGAGACCTTGGGAATTGTCAGCGGTGAAGGTTTCGCGGCTGCGTTCAAGCCTATCGTGAGCATTCTAGTCAACGGGCTTAACGCCGTGATCAAGGTGACCAAGGCTACGCCGACACCGATCAAGCAATTGGTCGCAGGCTTGGTCGTGTTCTTGGGGACCTTCTTGGCTGGCGGCGGAGCGGTCACTTTGCTAGCGGCTACGATCGCTCTGTTGATCCCGGCACTGAAGATCGTCGCAATCATCTTTGCGGTGGTTGGTGCGGCGCTGCTTCCGCTGATCGCTACCATCGGAGCAGCGATCTTCATGTTCGTAGCCTTCCGAGAAGCCTTCGACCAAAACGTGGGAGGGATCAGGGATTCAGCCGGCGGGGTCTTCGATGATATCCGGCTTGCCTTCAATGCGATCCAACAGCTCTTTGCACAGGGTGGATTCTCTGGGGAAGTGCGTAAGGAAATGCAGAAGGCGGAGAACCAAGGGATCCGTGCGTTCGCGATCGGCGTCTTCGTTTGGGTGGAGCGCATCAAGAATTTCTTCGCTGGGATCGTTACCGGTTGGAAGGCTGGGATCGGAGATCTGGGTCCAGTCTTCTCGGAGCTCTTCGATCAGCTTCGCGTGCTTTGGGATACACTGGTCCGTCTCTTTGGCGGAGGGGAAGTCGATCCAAAAGCAAATCAAGCAAAGTGGGAAAGCTGGGGAGCGACCGGAGTATCGGTTGGCGTAGCGATATCCAAAGCGGTCGGGATCGTGGTGAAGGGATTGATCCTAGCTGTGCGCGCTACGCAAGCCACAGTGCGAGCTTTCGAAACGTTCAAGGATACGTTTGATTCTGAAGCTCGACCATCGGTCGATCAGATGACCAAGAGCTTGGATGATCTAGCCGATAGCTTCGGCACGGTCGACACGCGCGCCGGCGAGACCGGCGAAAAAATGAGCTCGGTTTTTCGGATCGCGATCTTTGGCGTGAAGCTTCTGACCAGAGCGATAGCGGTCACGGCTGCGACCTTCAGCATCATTGCGACGGTGGTCACTACTGCACTCGGAATCATTCGGGCGGTTATGTCCGGGACCGTGGCGTATATCATAGGAGCGTGGAAGACCGGGACCGCTATCCTGACTGCAGTAATCAACGGCGATTGGGCCGCGGTTTGGCAAGGACTCAAGATGCAAGTCTTCGGAGTGCTGACCGCGATCCTTGGAGCCATGAACGCTATGGTGCTCGGCATAGCCAAAGCAATCGACGCGATCGGTGCTCTTGCAGGCAAGGATCTAGGAGCGACCAAGCTAGCTGAAGCAGCGGTCCAGAACGTAGAAGCTAACCTGTCGCGAGTTACCGGAACCGAGATCGTTAGCGGTCAAGTTCAACTCACTGCAGGAGAGCCACAGCAAGAAGGTCGCGCGCAGTTGCAGAAGAGCTTTGACCTGATCTCTTCTGATCTAGAAACACTTCTCTCCACTATGCCGTCAACGGCTGAAGCTGAGTCACGCTCGGATGATCTAGCGAGTCTGGAACGTGAAATTCAAGCAATGTCCAAAGAGCTCGGCACGCTCGGGAAGCAACCGATCCGCACTTCGGTTTCGGTCAATCTCGACGAGGAAGCGATCGGAAAGGCGATTGCGAAAACCAATCGCAAGGGGGACGCGCTTGGTGGAGAACCGGGAGCTTCGCCGCAGGAGTGATAGGCAATGACCGATCTTGCTGCTAGCCGCAAACCTTCCCGAATGAGTTTGACCAACCTGAATAACGGAAGGTCACTAGAAGCGCAATTCAACCCGGAAGAGCTGACCGAGCTCTTGGAAGCCAATTGGAACAATCTGGTCATACTTGGAATGAGCCACGAGCCTTCGCAGTATTCGCACACTAGCAACCAGAGCTTTGAGTTTACGCTTACCTTTGATGCTCTCGACAATGGCGGCGGCGCTTGCGTGACTCACGACCCAGAGATCAGCACTCAGTCCGAGTTGGTTGCAGCGTTACGATCGACCGGCACGATCTCGGGGCAAGGTAGAACGCAGAATCGGTTGGCTGATATTTTGCTGGCCAGAAACTACTTGCTCTCTCTCTTCTACGCTCCGCAAGGCGCGCAAGACGTCAGCGGTGGAGCTCCACCGCGATTCCTTTTCGTGTGGCCAAACCTGATCGTACTGACCTGCAAAATCGATCGATGCCGGATAAGGCACCGGCGCTTCAACCTCCAAGCTCAGACCACGCTTTTTCAGGCGGAGATCTCGATCTCTGAGATCCGAGACGTGCGCTTGCACAGCGACGAAGTCTTTTACGATGGCACGATCAGAAGCCCTGCAGGAGTTAGCTACTAATGCCACCGCGCAAGTATTCGCGTCACCTATTCACGCTCGGAATCAAGAACGCGGATGATTCCAAAGAGCGAGTGTTTCTAACCGACCGCTCGCGCTACTTCTTTCGGGTGCTTCCAGATAACCGTCAGCATGTAGTGATCGAAGGCGACTCGCTTTTCAATCTTGCCGGTCGCTACTTCTCTCCGATCTCTAGGGCCTGCGGGATTTGGTGGATCATTGCAGACTTTCAGCCTGAGCCGATTCACGATCCCACACTGAAGCTTGCACGTGGTCGGCTAATGATCATTCCGTCGCTTGCTACCGTGCTTGCTGAGATCTTCAGTGTGAGCCGCAGAGAGACGGGATGAACCGTGACGCTCCGATCTTCTACGTCAAGGTCTCCCCAAAAGGAGCACGCGGAGATCCGCAAGAGCGCGTCGATGTGAGTGGTAGGATCCTTGGCTTCGGCTTCGAGGATGACGAGAAGAAAGCGGACGTCCTGAAGCTCTCGGTCGATAACTTCGACCTGACCCAGATTGACGGCCCTCATTGGAGAAAGGGTCAAGTGCTGATCGCTGCTTGGGGATATGTGGGGGCAATGACTCCGGAGCGTGAGTGCGTGATCAAGAAGGTCAGCGGATCCAATCCGCTAACCATCGAAGCGCACGCAAAAAGCGTTTTGATGGACCGCGAGATCAGGTCTCGCACGTGGGATAACAAAACGCGATCCGAAGTGGTAAAGGAGATCGCAGAAGCAAACGGCTATCTCGGTGATCGGGTGCACATACAAGCGACCGAGGTCAAATATGAATCGATCACACAAGCTCGGCTTAGCGACGCCCAATTTCTGCGGCATCTTGCCAACAAGGAAGGGTTCGAATTCTTCGTCGACTTCGATGGGCTGCACTGGCACGAGCGCAAGTTAGGTCAGCGCCCGGTCAAAACGCTGACCTACTACATCGATCCGGGTAAAGGCGACATCCAAAAATGGTCCATCGACGGCGATATCACGAAGCGACCTAGCAGCGTTAAGCTTCGCGGTCGTGATCCTTTGCGCAAGGCAACTTTCGAAGCGAAAGCGGATAACCAAAGCACTAGCAACCGCGACACGCTAGGCGATACTTTGGAAGTGATCGACGCTCAGACCGGAGCTTCGCTAGGCGATCGATCGATCAATACTTCGCACGATGAAACGCTGCCTACCTCTGAAGCTTCGAAGGAAGGCGCGGAACGTGCGGCCGCAGGTCGCTACAAGCGAGCGCAAGCCAACACGATCAAGCTTACGGTCGAGATCATCGGAGATCCGGATCTGGTAGCGAAGAGCGTGATCCAGGTTAATGGTATCGGGGAAACCTTGTCCGGGCGCTACTACATTTCGAGCATAAGCAATGACGTGCAATCGGGAGGCTTCCTCCAAAAGCTCAGGCTGAAGCGTGACGCTTCGAGCTCTAGCGCTTCAGGCGGAGGGGTTGCGGCCGCAGGCAAGAAGAACGCTCAGCCAGCAAAGCAGAATGGTGGAGACCCAGTGCCAGTGGAAGTGATCGATCCAGTGACCGGAAAGTCGCGCGGGACGCGTTACGTGGATAACAAGGGACGGGAGTAATGCCAGGCGATCAAGAGAACTACGATGGGACCGCGCGATACTTCGGGCTGTACTCTGGAGTTGTGGTCGAGCGTGCAGATCCGCGCAAGCTCGGACGCGTGCGTGTTCAGATCCCAGGGCTGATCGATGATAAGAGCGCTTGGGCTTGGCCGCTTGCAATGCCAGGCGCGGGAGGCTATCGGCTAGGGTTCAAGATCATTCCGAAGGTCGGCGCGGAAGTGGCCGTTCTATTCATGCAAGGAGACATCGATCGTCCCTACTACTTCGCTGGCAATTGGGGAGCTCCGGAAGACGATGATCCGGAAGTGCCAGGCGGAGGGAGAGCGGCTCCGATCGAAGATGAAGTCAACGCGGTTGGCGAAGAGCTAACGGCTGAGGAAGCTCCGGACGTTCACACGCTCGAAACCGATAGCTGGCTCGTGGTCTTCGATGAACGCGAAGATTCTGGAGATCGCAGAAAGGGTGCACTCTTTTTTCGGCACAAGCTGACCGGTGATGTGATCGAATACGATTCGAAGATCCAAGGTTGGCTGATACGCGGGTCCGCGGTGGTATCGGTCGAAGCTAAAGCGCTGCTCAATTTCGAAGCTCCGCAGGTCCAGATCAATAAGCGACGCGTGCGAAACTCGGAGGAACCGATCTGATGCCGCTCAACCGTGACCTTGCAGAATTTTGCATCCGGCTTCGGACCGCTCCGGACGAGATCTGCTTCACGCTTCCTGGTGGAGCGCAAGCGTGCATCGAGCTGGACGCGAAAGCTCCGGACGTGGCCGAGCTAGCTAAGAAGGGATTCGCTCAGCTGAACGCGGCGCTCACTCCGCTAAAACCGCTCTTCGATATTATCGACGTGATCGTGGCGCTAAAGGACTGCATCCAAGCGATCCCGGATTCGATCGGACCGCCACCATCGCCAACGCCGATCATCGAATGCTTGCAAAACCTACTCGCGAAAGTGCAAGCGCTTTTGCGATTGCTTCCCCAGTATTCGATTCCGCTTCTGATCGCGGAAGTGCTGGACGTGCTGATCATGTTTCTCGAAGGGTACAAGGCGCAAATGCAGGCCCAGCTTCGCGCGCTTCAGAGGATCGTCGAAGCAGGCACGCGAGCCACCGAGCTCGGCAACGTGGACTTTCAATTGCTGCTTGATTGTGCCGAAGGAAATATGGGGGTCGAAGCAGCCAACCTGAACGCGAGCGTGAAGCCTCTCAACCGCTTGCTAGGTACGATCAATTTCTTCGCCGACCTTGCGGGGCTCCCATGCATCCCGAGTGTTCCGGACCTTAGCGAGCTCAACCAGAGCTCAATCGATCAGATCGATCAGATCATCGAAATTCTGATGCGCATTCGCCGGCTGATCCCGGTCCCAACGATCGACATGAGCAAGCCGAGCGCCACGTCCAAACCGTGCGAGTAGGAGGATCGATCGATGGCAGAGCAGATCAATCCAGCCGAAGCCTTCATAGGGGTTGGAATCATTCGGCCTTTTCAGAGGGACAAGAAGAACGATTATGCAAGCGCCGGCGGTCGGCGCTTGGTGGCAAGCTGTGTCGGTCAGGTCATTGGAACCGATGCGCAGAGCGAGGTCAGCCGGGGGGAGCTTCCTTGGCGGACCGACTTTGGATCGTGGGTCCACTTACTACGCCACCGCAAAGGACCGGCTACGGTCGAGCTCTTGCGCGCGTACATTCAAGACGCGGTCAAGCGTTGGGAACCGCGGGTTTCTTTCACCAGGACGATCCCGGTCTTCGATGGACCGCAAAGGCTCCTATCTGCCAAGGTCAGGTTTGACCTTATCGCTGAGAATCGACCGGGAAATCAGGTCACGCTGAGCGACCAAGAAGTGGAAGTCTCGATCGGCGGCTAGCTCGCTGGTATGCTGGCGCCATGGCCCTGCTAGCTGAGAACCTGGATTACACCGACAAAGACTTCGATGCGCTCCGATCTCGGCTCTTCAATCTGATCTCTTCGGTCTATCCTACTTGGAGCGACCGCAACGTAGCCAATTTCGGAAACATGCTGATCGAGTGCTTCGCTTTCGTGGGCGATGTGCTCGGCTTCTACCAGGACAATCAAGCGGCGGAATCGCGGTGGAGCGTCGCGCGGCAGAGAAAAAACCTGATCGCTCTAGCGAAGCTGATCGGTTTCACTCCGGAAGGTGCGAAGGCAGCACAGGTCGACGTCACGATCACGGCTCGAGATACAGCAACCGGAAGCTCTCCAATCGGGTCGGTCACAATCCCGGCGGGGACCTTCGTATTCACAGCAGAGGTCACGGATCCGGTTCGCTTCCAGCTCTTGAGCGATGCAGTGATCGGAGCCGGAGCGGATCCACCTGAAGACGAAGTCACGGCTGAGAATTCTGCTCCTGGTAGCGATGCGTTCACGAGCACTGGTCTACCCAACCAAAGCTTCGCGCTATCATCGGTTCCTTACCTAGACGATTCTCTGATCGTGGTTGCGGATGACGGCACCTATACCGAAGTCAGTAACCTACTTTCTAGCACGGGCACGGACAAGCATTTCCGCGTGATCGTGGACGAAACCGATCGAGCTACCGTGATCTTCGGCAACGGAGTCAATGGGAAGATCCCGGTCGGCAATATCGCAATGACCTACAAGACCGGCGGTGGAAGCGCTGGCAGTGTAGAGGAAAACACGATCACTCAGATCCCGGGCACCTTCACCGATTCTCTTAGCAATCCGGTCACGGTCACGGTCACGAACGCGGAAGCGAGCGCCGGAGCTCAGGACCGTCAGGGAGTGGAGCAGATCAGAGAGGCAGCGCCAGAATCGATCCGAGTGCTAGAGCGCTCGGTCACTCGTGAAGATTTCGAGATCGAAGCGCGTGGAGTGGAAGGCGTAGCGCGTGCTTTGATGCTCACGAGCGACGATGATCTGAGTGTTCCGGAAAATGCCGGCTACTTGTATCTGATACCGGAAGGCGGCGGATCACCTTCGACCGCAATCAAAAACGAGGTTGCTGCCATCTTCGCAGAAGATGGTGAGAAGCCGGCGCTATTGACCTTCGAAGTGGTAGTGCTCGACCCGGTCTACCTAACGATCAATATCCGCGCGGTGGTCTACTTCAATGAAGACGCGGATCTCGATTCGACTTCTAAAACCTACGTCGGCGCAGAGCTCCAAGAAGAGCTAGAGGCGTTCTTCGCGATCCGAAACACGGACGGCACAATCAACGATCAGATCGACTTTGGCTTCCGCTACAAGGACGAGGAAGGTGATCCCTCCGGAGAGCTACCGCTAAGCGATATCTACAACGTGATCCGTGACAATGCTTCAGTGAGAAAGATCGGCACGAAGACCAGCGACTTCTTGCTGAATGGCGAGCACGATGACGTCACGATTGCGGCGCGCGAATTTCCCAAGCTCGGCACGGTCACGATTATCAACGGAGTCACTTCGGAGATCCTGTAATGGCGGTCCAGAACCCAAGCTTCGAAGGCCCGAAAACCGGGTCGCTCTTGAATGAGAAGAGCGAAGCTTTCGAAGCTGAAAACTGGACGCTGGTAGAGGAAAACACCGCGGTCGAATTTGCTGGCTACCAACTCGGGCTGCAGGTCAACGCGGGGGAAAGCTTCGAAGGTGGTTGGGATTCGAACGAAGACTTCGCCTTCTTTTTCTACGGGCAAGGGTACGATCTCGAAAAGCTGGTCTTCAACGCTGGACCCGATCCGAGCATAGCGGAGAGCTTCGAGATCAATTGGGACGGAAACGAAGACTTTCAGTTTGTGTTGGTGCGCACGGAAGAATGCCCATTTGCAAGTGGCGAGACCTTCGATGATTTCGAAAGCGGATGGGATAACGACTCGTTCGTCTATGCTTTCGAAACCAGCGATCTGGTAGCCGCAAGCTTCAGCCCAGAAGACTTCGAGAGCTCTTGGGGTGTGGACTCTTACCTATTCGAATTCGATGATCCAGGGACTCAACTCGAAGCTTACGAAATCTACTTTGACGAATCGCTGGAAGGTTACGAGACGTTCGTCGAGCCAGTCGCCTATGAGTACACGGTTCGCGTGCGAGGATCGATCAACACGAACGGCGCAGATTATATTGTGGTGGTCAATAGCTCGACCGTGAAGTACCAGAACGGATCGAGCGATACGCAGTCGGACATTGCAGCGGCGCTAGCTGATCGCGTGGACTCGATCCACGGGATCAGCGCAGTACAAGACGGCACCATACCGGCAAGGATCCTGATCGGAATGGAAGATCCGCGCGAGCTCTTGGATCCCGCGTTCGACCTGACCGTGAACGCTTACGTGGAAAACAACGAAGGGGTCGACGCTTACCTCGAAACGCAGTGGGTTGGATCGTGGATCACCGGCTGGCCGCAGTCCGGGATCATGCGCACGATTCCGATCGTGTAGGGAGAAAGAAAAATGGCTAGCTCAGATTGGACCGTGTGTACCGACTCACTCAATACCGCTTCGGTAGATCGTGGAGTCACGAACGGGATCGCTCGACCGGGTGGCGGCGGCTCCTTTCTTTACGGCTTCAATTCACTAGCGGTGGTCACGGGTGCGGTGGCTCTCTTTACCAACAAGACCAACTTCGCGCCTAACACCAAAGGCGGTCGGATCTCGGCAGCGATCCAGCGCGGAGTCGGCGGCGGAAATTCTGGCTTCGCTCCGTTCATCTTCCTTGGTCTGCAAGGACCGAGCGTGGATGACGTGGGCTACTTGCTCGGGCTGAGTGACGAAGAGCCGAGCAAGATCGTTTTGCGCAAAGGAGCTCTGAGCACTGGGCTACCTTCAGCCGCGATCGGTGAAGCCGGGATCTTGGCAAAAGGAACGGACACCTATTCGACCGGGGAGTGGGTTCACCTATTGCTGGATATGATCGTCAATGAGAACGGCGACGTACTTTTGCAAGCAAAGCAGAGCGATGTGAGCGTTCATGACGTGGACGATCCTACTTGGGCAGCGATCCCGGGCTTGGATGATTTCGTGGATGATGCGCTCGGGATCAATAGCGGAAGTCCACCCTACACGACTTCGCGTTTCGGTTTCGGCTTTCAGGTCTCCGACGTCACGCGGCGGAGCTTCTTCGATTACATCGAAGTCTTGCGGCAACTCTAAGTAGGAGCAGAGAGCAATGTCAGCGGTTGCGCTACTCAAATTCTACCAGGCTTCACCAACCCCGATCACGGGTGACGGTGAAGCTCTGAAGGTGGTCGCAGGGAACGCGGTCAATATCCAGATCAGCGATACCACCGACGTCGATACGTGGTCGCTAGAGTTGCTCTATGCTCCGCCCGGGAGCACGCACGGACCGATCACTCCCGGGAGTCCTTCGCTACTCGATAGCGGATCCGATCCGACCTTCTTGGACTACAACTTCACTCCGGACGTTCCCGGAGCGTATCGCTTCCGCTTGACCGTGGCAGATGGTGCCGCTATCAGCGACGTCGATATCCGCTGCATTGCGGTTACGCTTGCAAACGGAAACATTCCGCACCCGTATCAGCGTGACCCGCTTCCACTTGAATCGAGCGAGAAGCCAAACGAAGAGAATTACGGCGGGCAACCTTGGGGCTGGGCTGGCGATGAAACCGACAGCGATCACCCAATGGGGAACGCGGTTGCGATCGCGCACGATCGTCTGGACTTCGATTACGGTCGGACGATCTTCGTGGGGAAGCACGGAGCAGACACGAACGATGGCCTCTCTCCGAGCAAAGCAAAGCTGACCTTTGCTTCAGCGGCTACGGCTGCAAGCGCACTCAGTCCGGCACCTTCAGCAACCAATCCGGCGTCGATCGTTTGCCAAGACTCAGGAGTCTATGCCGGCTTTACCGTGCCGGCCTATGTCCGGATCTATGCGCCCGAAGCGTTCTTCGAATCCAGCGTCGTGGTCAGCTCATACGGATCGATCGTGGAGATCGGAACGTGCTACGAAACTGCTAGCGGCAAAGCGATCGACGTCACGGCTGATCGTTGCAGTATCAAGGTCAAGCAAATCAGGTTGATCGGTGGATCATCGGTTGGGATCTATTGCTCCGGTAGTGACTGCGATTTGGACGTCAGCGTGATCAGCTGTGAAGGCGCGGCTAGTGTTGGCGTCGAAGGTGACGGAGTTGTGAGCTTGCGAGCTGGCGCAATTCTGCTCGGAGCAAGCAACACCAAAGCGATCAAGGTCGATTCCGGTTATCTGACAGGATTGATCAACCTGATCTATGAAACCGGCGCTGTGAGTGGAACGGTCGGAATTGACGCCACTGGAACAGGTGGCGTGGATCTTTTCGTGGGCTTCGTGCAAGCTGACGCCGCGATCGAAGCAGCGTCAAATGTGGCCGCGGTCTTCGCTGGAGAAGTGGTCGGATCGGTGAGCGGCGGAAACGTGCGCTTGGTGGATGCATTCTCTGTTTCCAAAGCGGCCGCGGACTATTCGCAAGCGGTCTTCTTTGGAAAGCATGGGAGCGACTCCAATAGCGGGCTTTCGCCGGGCAAAGCAAAGCTGACCTATGGTGCTGCAGTAACAGCCGCGGAAGGGCTTTCACCCGGGTCGAGCAACCAGATCGCGATCGTGTGCTTGGACGGCGGAACCTATACGGGCGGTAGTGCGTTGCCAACCTACTGCCATCTATTCGCACCGCATGCGACGTTCACTTCCGGGATCACGGTTCCTTATGCGGGCTCGTCAATGAAGATCGGCGAGCTACAGATCGCAAGCGGTCCTGGCATCCACGTCACGAGCGCAGCCGTTGGTGCGCGCGTAGAGGTTGGAGTCGTGCGAGCGCAGGGCGGAGGTACGAGCGGGATCCAAGTGACCACCGCAACCAACGTTCGCGTGAAAGCTGATCGAGTCATTGTCGAAGGCTCCGGCGCTTACGGTGTGCACATGGTAAGCGGAGAAGCATTCTTTGAGGTTGGCGAGATCGCGATCTCTAACAACGGCTCGTTCGGTGTTTGGGTGCAAGCCGGATCCTTAGCAATGCATGCCGGTGCGATCCACGAAGTCGGATCGTATGCAGCCGTTCAAGCCGTCATGGTTACTGGCGGATCAGCCAACTTGATCGCTGAGCTGATCTCTGCTGATACGGCGATCAGTTGTAGTGCGAATCCAACGAACGTGTTTGCGGCCGAAGTGAACGGCACGGTAGCTGGATCTGGACTCAGCCTGCTAACTTCTGCAGGAGGCTCGTTCGATTACGCACAAACCATCTTTATTGGCAAGCACGGCAACGATTCAAACGATGGTCTGAATCCTTCACAAGCCAAGCTGACCTATGGCTCAGCTATGACAGCCGCAAGCGGTCTGTCCCCAAGCTCTTCGAATCAGATCGCGGTCGTGTGCGTCGACGGTGGATCGTATGGCGGCCTATTCACCGTTCCTAGTTATGTGCACGTTATTGCGCCGAGTGCTTCGTTCAACCAAACGATCACCATGAGCAGTAACTCGTCGCTGCGTGCGCGCTCGGTTTCGATGACCTCGGCTAGTGGCGTGATTCTGTCCGGTGACGAAATCGAAGTCGAGCTTAAAGATCTGCAAGCGGATTACGCTACCGGATCAGGAATCGTCAACTCGGGCAGCAAAAACCGAGTGCGGATCGGGTTGCTCAATGTGTCTGCCGGCTCTGGCACATACGGGATCAATTGCGGTACTTCGAGCACACGCGAGATCCTGTTGGAGATCGGCGAGATCCTTCTATCCGCTGACTCAGCTGTTGCGCTCTACTGTACCGCTGGCACGGTCTCAGGCTTCATTGGGCGGATCATCGAAAACGGATCCCATACTAACACGGTCGGGATCCAGGGAGCCGGGAGTTGGAACCTATTCATTGGTCAGCTCTCCGCCGATACGGCTGCAAACACCGGCGCCGGCTACATCGAATTGGTTGCGGGTTGGGTTACAGGAACACTGACCGGCGATAACCAAAACGTATTGGTCGCTTCGCACGCAAGCAATGCCGCGATCCATGTTTCTTGGCCGCTAGAAATGTCAGAGACGAGTGCTCCGGGAACGCCGGATTCCGGCAAAGCCTATCTGTATCTTGATTCAGCGGACGGAGACGCCAAGATCAAATTTGATAACGATCAAGTGGTCACGATCGCGGACAAGACGTAGGAGCTCACGCAATGGGATACGGGACCACTTGGGGAAGTTCCTGGGGAAGCGGCGGCGGCGTCGCTAGCCTGGTCGGATCTACCTCAGACTTCGGTCCCTTTCTTGCTGCCATTGCGCGCGGTCACGGAGGAAGGATCCAGCCAGAGAACTGGACCACGCCCGACGCGGATTACGTAATGTGCTTGGGTAGTGACGTGCCGGGGCACTTCGGCAAATTCAACCACGAAGATCGGATCGATGTTTCGCAAGAAGTGGACTTCGAAACCGGATTGATCGTGCGATGCTCGGCGCGCATCCGGGGACCTTCAGCAATGCCGTCCGGTGCTTCATGGTGGGCCCGGCTTCTGCTGGACGGCGTAGAGTTTGCGCGGCGCAAGATCGAAGCTGGTCGCACGCGAGACCTGTCCGATATGGGAGCGAATCTCACGCACCTTAACCCGGGAACGCACGTGCTCACCTTCCGGTTGCAGCTACAAGGCTCGCCGGCAGCCGGCCCATACCTTGCCGAAATGCCGGCCTTCTATCTCGACTCGATCTCGGTGGACCTGCCATGAGCCTTTCGCTTCTCAACCGATCACCGGAGCCGGGCGAGTATCAGGTCCCGATCGATACTCTGATCGAGCTCGACGTCACGAACACGGAAAGCGGTGGGATCGATGCATCGCAGACCACGGTCTACGTAGAAGGCGTCATAGCGTATCAAGCTGGATCCTTTCAGACCGGGTTTGATGGACCCAGCAGCTCAGCAACCACGCTTACGCCGCACACGCTCCGGATTATCATTGATCCGACTTCTGATTTCGCAAGCCTGCAAGTGGTCACGGTCCGCGTGGTTTCCGAATCCGTGGGCGGCACTTACACGATCGATCAAAGCTACGACTTCACCATCGAAGATCTGACCGCTTCGGAAGTGCTGAGCGTGGTCGCGATTGATCTCGACCAAATAGAGATCATCTTCGACGAAGAAATGGACGAAGACTCGGCGCTCGAGATTTCGAACTACTCGATCGCTCGTACTGCGGCCAGCGCTCCGTCCGTTAGTGCCGAAGTGGAGTCGGTCGAAAAAGTGAATGCGTCGACCTTCTTGCTAACCACTGACATCAATCTGACCCACGGCGCGACCTATGAGCTTTCGATCAGCGGTGTAGAAGACGCCTTCGGGAACACGATCGATCCGACCACGATCGATTTCACCGGCTACACGCCACCGGTGCCAGAAGATCGAGACTTCAATCTCTGGCAGATGTTTCCGCGCATGAATCGAAACGAAGATATCACGCGCGATCTCTGGAAGACCCTAGCAGTGCTGCAAGAGGTCACGGATCAGCTGCTCTTTGGGATCGACGCTTGGACCGAGATCTTGGATCCGGATCTAGCTCCCGAGCCTTTCGTGGACGCAATGCTTCACGATATGGGGAACCCTTTCAGCTTCCCGCTAGAGCTGATCGACAAGCGACGGCTCTTGCGAGTGCTGGTCGAGATCTATCGCCAGAAGGGAACGGCCAAAGGGATCAAGAACGTGGTCCGTTTCTTCCTCGGTTTCGAGATCGAGATCACAGCCTACGAAGCGATCGGTCTAGTGCTTGGAGAAAGCGAGCTCGGGATCGATTGGGAGCTCGGGATCGGCGACCAGCGAGCGGCCTATACCTTCCTAGTGACTCTGGCCTTCAATCCTACCGAAGAGCAGCGAAAGCGTTTGATCCGTATCGTAGAATACATGAAGCCGGTCAACACGCACCTTGGGGAAGTGGAGGAACCGGAGCAACCTGATATATTCGACCATTGGGAGCTCGGAGAAAGCGAGCTCGGCGAGACCACCGATCTGCACTGAGGGTTAATCATGGACCGAAAAGACTTCTACTATCGGCAAAAGGTGACCGAAGGCGAGCTAGACGAAGCCTTCGATGCAGCGGAAAACGCCGACCACAATCTCATGGTCGATCAATCTTTGGTCGGGCTGCTCTCTGGCAATGTGACCGAGAAGTCTACGACTCCGGATATCTCGGTCGATGTTTCCGCAACCGTGGGCTACGACCAAGAAGGTCAGCGGATCAATATCCCGAGCTCAGAGAACGTGGACGTGAGTGAGGATTACACGAGCACGAGCACGAGCGTTGCTGGATCCGGAAACGAAAAGATCGTTTCGCTCTTCGTCGAATTCGAGCGTTCGCTTTCTGATCCGCGCGTGGACGGAAACTCTCAAACCGTATTCTTCGATCGTGACGAAAGCTACGCATACTTCGTGAAGCAAGGCGCGGAGAGTTCTCCACCGGCAACTCCGCCGGCGCTCGAAGCGGACAAACTCTTGCTCGCGGATATCACGCGAAGCTATGGGCAGACCCAGATCTTCGACGCGGACATCAATGCGATTTCGCGCCGGCAAAACATGATCGGAAACCGCTACAGTGGCGAAGTCGTGGTCTGCGTTACCTATACCGGGGACGTCAAGCTCGGGACCTATGAGAAGCCATTCACAAGTCTGTCTTCGGCGGCGACCTACATTGCCGCTCAGATGGCAGCTACCGGTCGCGACGAGTGGTCGATCAAGTTCATTGGTCCAGAATCGACCGACTACTCTTCTTTCGCGATCCCGTCCGGAGTGCGCCACTTGAGGATCCAGGGCAACGGTCGACATCAAACCAAGTTGGCTGGACCAATCTCGTGGTCGGTCGATGACACCGAAGAGCGCACGTTGGAGTTTGTGGATCTTGAGTTCAATCACACGCTCACGATCAGCGGATCGATTGGCGTGCAAGATCACAAATTGATCTTCGAGCGTGCAAGCTCGATCGCTACCGCCCCGCTGAGTCTGAGCGGAATCACCACGTCCGGCGGCAAGATCCAGATGTTCGTCAAGGGTGATCTTTTCTCCACGCTCTCACAGGAGGGGTTGGAGTTTCAGGGTCACAAAAACTCAGGCGACCAAAGCAAGATCGAGATCGAAGCTTGGGGAGTCGAATTCATGGCCAATCAATACGCCGACTCGTTTCAGCTGTTTGGTTGTGACCTGAAGGCGTTCGACTTCTACGCCAACAGCCTTTCGCGCATCCGAGAGTGCTGGCTAGCTGGAGGCTTCTCTTTCATCTTCGGAAGCTCGCAAACTCTCGGGGTGGACGCATTCACAAATTGGTGGCTGAAAAATGTCTCAGTCACTTTGACCAATGTGACCAAAGTGATCTACGGCGACACCACGGCATAGGGAAGGAAGAGCCACAAATGGAAGAGCTACAAACTCAGATCATGCAGCAAACCCTGACCGTGATCGGGACGCTGCTCGCGGCGCTGCTCTCATGGGCAAGCGCTGAAGCTATTCGCTGGATCCGGCAAAAGCGAAAGGCCGGCTATGTGCAAGATCTCGCGGTGCGATTCATTACGATCGCGGATATCGTGGTCGCGCGCGGAATGCAGAAGCAGGTCAAGAAGGCCCGGCTAGCAGCCGAAGACGGCAAGCTCACCAAAGCGGAGGGAAAGCGCTTGCTCGACTCTGCTGTGAAGGACGTTCTTGATTACGCAAGCCAGCAGATGGTCCAAGACGCGGAGCGTGTGATCGATCCGGTCACGATCCGAAAGCTCGCGGAAGATGCGGTCGAAGCCGCGGTCTACCGCTACAAGCAAAAGCAGGGGGGCGAATCATGAGGAAGCCGAACGCTATTCATGCTCTGGCCTGGTTTGCTTTGGCTCTAGTGGTCGGGCTGATCGGTGCCACTCAGCAGTCTTGCGCCACGGTCAAACCGATCCTGCGCACGCTTGACGACGTGGCCCGCTGGCATTGCGCGCGCTACTACTCAGGCGTCCAAGCGGTGAGCATCGAAGATGCATGGGAAGCCTACTGTAAGACGCGTGAAGCTTGGGCACCTTGGATCGATCCAGTGATCCGAGCTCAGCAAGAAGGCGTCGCCATTGCATCAGGAGCCGAGCTGGCTAGCTCCGCTTCTCCCGCTGCTTCCGCAACTCTCGAGCCTCAATGCCCAGAGCCGGCAAAGCCTCCGGAGCCGGTCGCTCCGCCGGCGCCATCGGCAAGCGCGGGGGTAGAGCAATGATCGGGCTCTTCTCTTTCTCGGATCTTTCACGCCTGATCAATGGCGAGAAGCTACGGCTGAACGGAGCGTTCCCGGATCCTTTCGATTCTCGCGACCGGCTATTTGAGGAATCGGTCGCGCTGCCTTCTGCTCTTCCGGTATCTGCTGATCTCGATCAGGGGCAAGCACCGAAAAATCAGGATGGGACCGGATCGTGCTGTGGTCAGGGTGCGGCCAACGCGGTCTGGTTGGCGTATCAGTATCTTGGGATCAAAGCTCCCGAGCTCTCTGCTCTGTTCCCCTACTACAACTCGCGTCTCTACCACCAAGGGAGCAAGGTCAAGGATACTGGCACGTCGGTCCGTTACACGCTGAAGGGGGTCAAGCGTTTCGGATTGCCTCCGGAGACGGCGCATCCAATGGTCCCAAGCCGGGTCAATACGAAACCGAGTTGGAACGCGTATCGGCTCAGCTACGATTATCACGGCGTCCGCGGCTACTACCGGATCGCCAAAGGTGACGTCGCTAGCTGGCGCAAAGCGCTAGCTCTCGGTTTTCCGATCGTGGCTTGGTGGAAGCTCGACCGACCATTCAAGAGCCGAAAGGGACCGGATGTGATCGGTCCGTGCGATTGGCGAAACGATTTCGCTGGCAACCATTGCATGTGCTGTCCAACCTACTATCCAGGCGGAGACTTCGGGATCCTCAATTCTTGGGGAGCATGGCGGCGCAATGGACGTCAGCGAGTGACCGAGGCTTTCATAGCAGAGGCAAATGACGCATGGGCAATGGACGTTCAACGGTAGTCGCGGCGCTCGCGCTTCTCTTCTTGGGTGCGCATTGCGGAAACAAGCCAGAGCCGAAACCTGATCCGGACCCGGCATCTTGCGCGGATGCATGCGCGCACATGGCAGAGCTCGGCTGCGAGGAAGCAGAGCCAACCCCGGAAGGGGCAACGTGCGTAGAGGTCTGCGAAAATGTGGAAGGCTCGGGAGTGGTCACGCTCAATCCGGCTTGCGTGATCGGGATCGAATCCTGCGAGCAGGTCGAAGCGTGCGTCCAAACCGGGGAGCTCGGGGCCGCCGGCAGGGGCGGATCGGCAGGCTAATCGCAACCGCCCGTTCCGGCGTCTGAGCGCCACGCTCAGCCGGGCTAGCTCAGAGCTTGGGCGCTAGAGCCTGACCAAGCTCGGGCCGCACAGCGAGGCTCTGCGCGGCCGCTCTGGCTGAGCCGCGAAAGCGGACCCGCGGACCATTCTCTGTCAGGGCCCAGCTTGCCTTTTGCGCTTGATTCTGGCGCAACCCTGGTCCGCCGAAAACTTGACTCTTGCACGCTTGCGCGCGTAGTGGATCACTAAGGCGCGGTTATGCAAAAGACCGAAGCTCAGCTAAGAGAGGAAGCGCTAAGGCTCGCAGCGGAGAGCGGAGCAGATCCACGAACGGCGCGTCGCTGGCTCGAAGGTGAGGCAGTGAAAGGGATCACCGACCAGGCTTTGCGTAGCGCGGCCGAGCTCTTGAATATCGAAGGCCCGAAGGTGAAGCAATGATCTTGGAAGAGCTGGAAGATCTAGGTCTCGAAGACGAGCCGGCTTTGCAACGCATGGGCTACGCCGATTCGATCGCGCTCGCTTGGGAAGCTTCAGAGCATCCGAGCGATATGGCTTGGATTCTGTTTCGGATCACCTTGGATGCAGCCAACCGGACGCTCGTAACGATCGCAGCGCTGACCGCGATCGGCACTACGGTCGAGCGTGACGATTTCGTGCTCGCGGCTGTGAAGCTGGCGCGCGAGATCTGCGAAGAGCCTGGGGACGAAGCTCTCACAAGGCTAGTGCGGATCCACAATGCGATCCTCAACGACGGGCTTCAGCGCGGAAAGATCAAACTGCTAGGAGAGGGAGAGGAAGAGCAGCAGATCCTATTTGACGAAAGCGGTCACCCGCACGTGGTCGCGTGGCAAACTCTCCGCGCGTGCTTGCGGCTTCTGGTAGAAGACGAACCGAAGCGCACGGCTGAGATTGCGCGTTGCGGTTTTGAGATTGTGGACGCTGGTCCATTTGCAAAATCGATCGCTGACTTCTTTCGTAAAGGACTGCAATTCGGCGAAATTTGGACAGCTTGGAAAGCGTGGGAAAGCATCGGCTCAAACCACGTTGGTCAAGCGTGATATTCTTCGGGTGGGCGCGTCGCTCACTCGAACCCGATCGGCAACGGGGAGCGTAACGCGCCCCTTTCTTTTCAGGAGCGAAGCAAATGGGAAACATCTGGGATGATACTGACAAGCGTGCAAAGGAAAGTGCGGGCTCTGGGATCTTCGTGAAGCTGGAAGATCACGAAGACAAGTTCGTTGGAGCCTTCTTGGGTGATCCGTATCCGCAAGAGCTCTTTTGGGATCAGAAGCAGGGCAAGTACGTCCCGTACACTGAAGAGCACGCGAAGGCGGACGAGAAGATGACCCTACGGGTGAGCTTGAACGTCTTCGTGACCTCGGAGAACGGCGAAGTGCTGAAGCAGCCGGCGGTCAAAATCTTCGAAATGAACGCGACCACCTTTCGCGCGATCAACAAGTGCCGCAAGCGCTACGGATTCGAAAAGTGTTACTTCGAAGTCGAGCGCAACGGCAAGAAGAAAGACACCAACACCACCTACACTGTGCTACCGGACGAAGATATCGATCCGGCTGATCTCAAGAAGCTTCGCGAACTGAAGCTACACGATCTCTCCAAGAAGAGCCGCGGAGGAAGTGAAAGCGATCAGCAACCGGAATCGGATGACTACGATCGCAAGCAATCCGGTAGCGATCCGATCAGCAAGGCCGACGCGCAAGAGCTGGTCGAAGTGCTACGCAAGGTCGATCGCGATCGGCTCGACGAATTTCTGGCGAAGTTCGGGATCGCCAAGGTCAAGGAGCTGAAGCAGAAAAATCTGAGTGAAGCGCGGAGCTTCCTCGGTCTGGACAATCAATCCGAAGGCGAGGAAGGCGAATCGGATCCCTTCGAGGATTGACCGATGCAGAATCGGGATAGGCGCGACGAGCCTATTCCTTCGGCTGATCGGTATTTGCGCGCCGTCTTCGATCATGACGGATACTTGGCCGCGGCTTTCGAAGGCTACAAGCTACGCCGCGGTCAAGTAGCCCTAGCGCGCGCCGTCGATCGAGCGATACGAAGGGAAGGCGAGAAAGGTCACTTGATAGCCGAGGGACCGACCGGCACTGGCAAGTCGCTTGCCTATTTGGTGCCGGCTACCTACCACGCCGCAACCCAAGGGTCGGCGGTGGTAGTGGCGACCGCAAACATCGCCCTACAGGAACAGCTCACGGAAAAGGATCTTCCACTTCTACAAGAGATCCTACCGTGGCCGATCAACTTCGCTTTACTCAAAGGGATCGGAAACTACCTCTGTCTATCCGAGCTCGAAGATTTCGAAGCAATGCGCGGTCAGCTTCGGTTCGATTCCTTCAGCGATGATCCGCGCGTGAATGAGATCTTGGACTGGGCGCATGAAACCGGGACCGGCGATCGCAATGAGCTACCGTTCGAACCGGGCGCTCTCTGGTCGCGATTCTGTATCGCTTCGGACGATTGCATGAAAGACAAGTGCAATCATGCTGACCGATGCTTCGCGCTCGCTGCTCAGCGAAGAGCGAAGAGCGCCAACGTGATCGTGACCAACTATCACTTGCTCTTTGCGGACATCATGGTCCAGATGAAGACCGAAGGTCACGTGCGGATCCTTCCACAGTATTCGATCGCGATCTTCGACGAAGCGCACAAGGCGGCCGATATCGCGCGCGACTTCTTTGGCTTCCGCTTCACTGCTCGCGGTATGGCTCAGTGCGTGCGCCGGCGAGTCACGAAGGGAGAGAAGCCCGGGATCGCTCGCGGTCTATCCGAGGAAGTGGAAGGCAAGGCAAACGCTTTCTTCGCTGAGCTCGGGGAATACTACCGGAGCAAGAACTACCGGATCAGGCTGAAGCAACCTTGCCCGGTCGAATCCTGGCAAGAGCTGATCGAAGTGCTGAGCTACGCACGTAAGAGCATGCTCGGCGTTGCTACTAGCCTCGAAGGTGACGTCAGCTTGGAAGCACGCAAGCGTGATCTAGAGCTCGGCGTCCGCAAGCTTGGTGAGTACATCGCAGGCGTTGACGCTGCGATGCACCTTACCGGCGAACCGGATTACGTCTACTTCTTGGAGGAAGATCGGCGCGGCAACGTGGCGCTGCTTTGCCGTACCGTGGACGTTGCTCCGATTCTAGCCGAACAGCTATTCGCAAAGATTGATTCGGTCACGCTCACGAGCGCCACGCTTTCGACCGGTGGATCCTTCGACTACATCGCCAAGGAAACCGGAGCACCGAAAGATCAAACGTGCACGCTGATCGCTGAGTCACCTTTTAGCCACGAGCAGTCATTACTGATCGTTCCGGGCGCGGATGATCTTCCACTACCGACCGAGCGTGAGGAATTTTCTTCGGCCGTGCCAGAAG